CTTAACATGAGCAAATCTATAGCCCGTCATACCGCAAACACCGCCGCCACCTACCCAAACCTTGTGGGGAAAATCTTCTGAAAAACCTGAAATAGGTTCATCGTTAAGTGAATACTCAAAGTAATTGCCGGTATCTTTCTCTACAAAACAACCGATAGGATCTTTTGTGTAAGTATAGTAAGCCATAAGAAGTCTCCGATTCTATTTACTCTTACAACATAACATAAAACAAATCACTTGTAAACCCCTAAAATGATTTTTTTTTAAATATTTCTATATGCATATTCTATAGCACGATCCGCTTCTACATTAAGAGGTCTATTTTCATATCTTTTGGCTGTATCAGCATCTAGTTGCTTGATTAGTTCTACAATCTCAAACGTATTTATAGGATACTGTCTCTTAATTGCACTACTTGCTATTGAAACCATAATCTTATAAACCATAGCATATCTTCCAGTATTATCAACATATGCTATATTCTTAAAATCTCTGATAAGATTTTTATTCACAAATGGACAATCTTCATAGTTAGACCAACTAACACCAGTATTCTCCATTTTATTCTTACGATATTCTATAATAGATTTTTGCATTTCTGTTGGTAATCTATCTAAAAATGTACCAGTCTTTTTTTCTTGATATGAATGACTGGCCATTAGCTCTTGAGGATTTATATAACTACCGCCAGTATTAGTAAAAATAAAGTTGAAAGCGCCAGAGTACGAACCAGGGATATAATACATTCGTGATAGATCCTTAGTTTGCGCATCGCCGATTGCTTGGAGTTCTGTGTTGAGTGCATACCAAAAATGTCTGATATTATCTCCTCTAACTCTTTCTGTAAGTGGGAAGACCAAACGAAACTTTGGTAAACTTTCTCTGCTGCTAGCAGTACTATAGCAAACAAAATAGTACTTACCATAGATACGAATAAGATCATCTTTTAAATCTCCTTTAAACTCGTGGTCATCTACATCCATAGCTGCCCACCCAGCCCAGTCAACTACATTTTTATTTGCTCTTGTAGTATCTTCAATATAAGTTGCTGGTGATATAAGCTGAGCAGCTTTTTTATCTTCAAGTTTTCTCTCAGATAATTTGTATAAAAATTCTTCAAACTGAGGAAACCCAGAAAAACTCATGTTCTTATGAGTTTTATTATCATAGATAGATTTAAAGAATGTTGCAGAAACTTCCATAATTAACTCGGTATCTGATCTTCATCCATCCACCGCAGAAGATTTGCTTCATTAAAATCAACAGCGGGATAAAATGTACCACGTGATTTTCTAGTAAGATTAGGCTGACCAATCTTTTGTGCAAATTCTTTTAAATCTTCTTCTGTTCTAAATCGCATTACGATAGCAGCATAATCTTCACGATTTTCTTGTTCAAATTCTGGCATATCATCCCAACCCATTGCGTCGAGATCGTCTTCTTGTCCATCTAATACAAATAAGTTAGCGCCTTTAGGTTTGCTCATAATAAGGGTTCTCCGCATTTCCAAATTCTGTTGTTGCTTTTTTATATTGATCCATAGTTAATGCATGTAATTTCATACCATACTCATTAGTACCACCTTTAATTACATAGTCATCACGATAGATGAGTTTATTCTTTTTAAATGGGCTATAATCAACGTGATGATGCCATCTATTATATCTCTGAACAACTTTAACCAAATCGGGATGTTGTTCTACGAGTGCTTGTGCAAATTGTAAACGATTATCTCCATCCACATAGACGTTATCTGTATTACCACCACCCATAACAAGAGTTGTAATTTTACCACATAAGAATGCATTAAATAGAATTGTACACCAATCATCTTTTAGAATATTTAAACTCAGATCAGTGTCTTCATTATACTTACCACGCCATCTATGCTTAATATCATTAGATAATAAAATACAGGAATAAATTCGAGTATTAAGTGTATATGGTCTTTTCTTCTGAGAAGCTGGAGCAAAATACTGGTAGTTCATACCAGACATTTTAACATTTTTATAGCGATCTGTAAAGTCTTCACATAATCTAATTACTGTACCAGACGTGACTTTAGTCTTTTGGTTTTTATGCAATCTATAAAAGTGTTTAATATTATCATCCATAATCCAATGACGTTCGTGTCCTTCTTTAATAGAATGTTCCCAGACAAAGTTACGTGCTGGAATAGAACCACCAATTCTACCTTTATTATCAGGGATTGCATACTTTGGATTTTCTCTGAATCCAGGTGGTAGAGTTAGTTAGAATCTTATCGGCTGAAATGCCTTTATTATAATCATCAAACTCACTTTCTTCAATAACAATTTTATATGGTACTCTAATCTCATCAAGAGTTTTAGAGGTAAGCCGTGAGTCGGCTCTACCCTTAGAGATAATATAAATTGGATATTTTGGTTGCATTAACTATCACCTTCTTTTACAAAGACACCATCTACCATCTTACCTTTACGATCCTTAATATCGTTATAGGCTACTTCAAGACATTCTTCAAGACCGATATTATTTCTTTCCATGATATTAATAAGAACAACCATAATATCTCCGCAGTCATCTCTAATATCTTTACCCTTACAAATATTATCTGATAGTTCACCCATTTCTTGAATGAGTTTCATATACTGATCTTTATCTGTAGAACCTTCAATAAGATTTCTATCGTAGTGCCACTGAATAATTTTTTCTTCATAAATCATTTTTATATTATATCCTATTTTGATCAATTTGTAAAGTATTATTTATGATTATCACAAACACGACTTCTTAATCCACTTGAACTAAATCTGTGATCACGTTTATTAAAGTACAGGTCAATGCCTCTATTACGGCATTCGTCCTTACCAGTAAAATTTTGTGTTCTATATTCTTCGCCTAGTATTCTAACATTAATCGGATACATATTAATTATATCAAGCAGATCTGCNTCNGNACAATATATAATAACTTCATCAACATACTTTACTGCTTCAAGCTGTGCTTGTCTTTCAACAATAGTTTGGATAGGAGAATTTTTTTCTTTTCGNTCATAGCTAGGATCTACTTGTAAAGCAGCAATAAGCCAATCGCATTGTGACTTAGCTTCTCTTAACATCATTATATGCCCAGCATGTAGTAGATCAAACGTACTAGCAGTTAACCCTACTCTCATAACCCTTCTTCCCAATTTCTAATCCATTTTATTTTTTGTTCTTTATCCCAGCCAGAAAGATAATCATTATCTTTGTCAAACAGTTCTAAAAGATTATCTTCATTATACAATTGAACATCAATTATATTTTCTTTTAAATCTAATTGGCTAAATTCTTTTACTTCACCAAAAGTAACAGAATCTTTAATAAAGATTTCAGGATCACAATCTTTTATTTCTTCTATCGGAACTACATAACGAGTCCTAAACTGTTGAATTGCTGTTAATACTACATACTCAGTCATCTGCTATTTCCTCATCATCGTAACGGACAAACAATTTAAGAGTTCTTCCGTCATCTTGGAGTTGTATTTCTACACTATCCACCCAATTTTTAGTATATGATCTACCGTTATTATCAATAACTTCTACTCTTGTTACATTAGAAAAAGAATCAGTCATCTATATCATCCATATGATAACCAACAGACTCACGTTCAATGTCATTATGATTAAATTCTGCCCAGTATAGCTCATATGCTACGCCTTCTTCAAGACACTCAAATTGATGATAAAGACCAGGTTTAACTTTGTGATAATCACCTTCATTAAGAATAGTAATATCAACTAAATCATAATCACGTTGCCATGTACGAATAAGCATCTTACCAGATTCGACATAAAAACCATTCCACTTATAGCGATGTAAGTGCTTAGAACACACACCGCCTTCTTCCATTTCAATACGATGAAACTCTAAAGCACCATTGGCTTCAATAAGTTCCGTTGTACCCCATACCTTACCAGCTTTCATTTTCATCTCCTTATAGTACTATTATACACTATATTTTACTTATTGTAAACCATTATATGACAAGCTAATCAATATTTTATGAGTATCTTTCCAACTTTTTACTTCATAATTCCAAGAATTTTCTCTGTACTGTATTACTTCAGCTAGTGGATAATCATTACCACCATGAGCCATTTTATCACCAAAGAATATTATCGGCCCTTCAATATCATCAGCAATCTGTCTCTTATCATATCCTATAGGCATAATATCAATACCCGTCTCACCTGCCACTTGTGCTTTATAATATGCAAACTGCTGATTAAACGCTCTGGCAATTGTTCTTCTTTCTTCCACCTGTTCATCCCATTGAGTATAGATAAACCTCTCTTCAAAGGAAGCATTTCTACCTATAATGCTAAAATTTACTAAGCCAGGTCTTTGCTCAATATGATTACCAGTTCTGATATCAAATTTACTTTTCTTTAATTCTTTCTTTAACCATTTATTTAATTCGTCGGGTAGTGTCCAATCTGATTTAAATATTTCTTCTCCATTTTGCCAGACACTATTACCACAACAGTTATAACATTTAGTAACACTTTCACAGATTTCTGTTCCAAGTTGTTCTACTGTTTTTATATAATCGGATCCTGTAGCAAGATAGACATTATTTTTCTTTGTAAATTCTAAAAAGAATTCCTTAAACTCTTTATCTATTTGCATGCGGCTTGGTGTTAAAGTTCCGTCTACATCAAATATATAATTCATCCAAAAAAGTCCTCCAATGTTTGCACATCCTTGACAGACCAACCAACGGCTTCAAGAATAGGATTAAGTGGTTCAATAAAAGTTTTTTCAAATTGCATCTCATAGTCTACATATTTATGTAGATTTAATTCTTCAGGTAAATAGTCAGGAAAGGAAATTACATTCTCACGAATAGGATTCGGAAGCTTCATATATGTAAATTTAATCTTTTCTCCGTTTTGTATCATAATATATTTTTTATCTAGTGCCTTATCTTTAACGTGATGATTATATAAAAGTGCACCACGAACGTGAATAGGTGTGGTTTTTATTGTTGCTGTCTGACTACCCGATGACCACTGTTTAGAATTATTAGAGTTACAATAAATATTCTTCTTATGCGAAAACTTACTAATATCAGAAACCCCACGTGGAAATGCCACAGCTTCAGGTGGTAGAGATTTAAATTTTGCTTTAAAGTCATTAATATATCTACGAGTTTCTGCCTCAGTGCTAGTAATAATAACCTTAAATATTTCTTTAAACTTATCTCGGACTACCTCAGGAGTTGAAGATTTAATAGCTTCAATACCCATCATCTTTAGTTTAGGTTCTGCATATTGAACACCTTCATTATTGTGTACGTTAAGTATATAGCGTTTTTTTGCAGTCCATATACCACGATCAGCAATAACTTCTCTACCCATTTCCATGCGTGGAGTATAACCATTAAGTCTATGATATAAACCATCATATGCTTTGGCAATAATCTTTTCAAAATGATCTTGACATAGTTTATCAATAGCCTTTACGGGATCTTTTGGTTTTAATTTTGTAACAAGGGGTCCAAAATTAATATAAACTGAATCTGTGTCAATAGCAATAACATAGTCAAAATCGTCTGTCTTAAGAATTTTGTTCATCTCTTGATTAATAGCACGCTCTGCCCATTTAATGGAAAGCTGACCAGTAAGTGTTACACTCTCAGCTAGGGCATTATCAAAGTATTTAAAATGTTTATTAGCAAGAGCACCATAAAGAGAATTAAGTAAAATCTTAATTGACATTTGGTTATTTTCTAGCTGATTGATTTCTGCTTCGAGATATGATGATTTTGTTTTTTCATACTGTGATTTGGCATCCAACATCTTTTTCTTAATTACGCTTCTTTCCGAATAGTAATCAACAATGAGTTCTGGAATCACACCTTGCTTTTCTCTTGAGAAAGGTACACCACTTGCACAAACAGAATATTCGCTATCTACTTTAGTTTCACCATTTAAATAGTAATCAACACCTTGTTGAAATGTTCTCCAAGTTTTATTACGAATAATAGTCTCTGGAGATATATTAGACTGTACAATGATATTTGGATATAGAGAATTTAAATCAAATGATACCACCCAGTCATGTGCACCGACTTGAGGATCTTTTACATAACCACCCTCGATGATATTAGGGTTAGAATTGTTTTCATAAGCAACTCTTTGTATTTGTTCTACTGGAGATACAATGTTTTTTGAAAGAAGTCTTCGATAAAGAATTGACTCCCAGATAGATGTGGTACCAAATGTTTCAGAAAGATTAGTACCCGCTCTGTAAGCCATAGTCATTGCTAAATTAATAAGGCCCATTTTGGCATCCATCTTATCAATTAGCTGAACATCTCGGATATTATAGTCAATAAACTTTTGATGATCTTGCTTATATAATGTGTAAAGATTACCATGTTCTTCATAAGAAAGTTTCTTTTCTCCAAGAACGGTATGTGCTACGTGATCTAGTTTATATGATTCTTGAGTTCCATATGAATATCCAAACTTTTTAAATAGTTCAAGATAGTCTGCTTGTTGGATACCAACAATCTCATGGTTAACCTGAGGTCTGCCCATGATTGTGGTATTTCTTTCATTAACAAGTTTCCATGGAGATAATTTATTAGCGGCTTCTTCTGTACCGATAATTTTAATACGATTAACAAGATATGGAATATCAAAGAATCTAGTATTCCAACCAGTAATAATATCTGGATAGTTTTTAGTCCAATAAGTTAAAAACGAAGCCATCATAGCTTGTTCAGAATCAAATTGATGATACTGTATTTGACCACCATCTAAATTAATTTCTGTTTTAGATGGATCGTAGTCATCTAAACCCCATACTTGATATATGGAAGATTTACTAGATTTAAGAGCAATAGATATAATTGGATATGCTGCAGCATCTGGAGTTGGAAACCCATCATCTGATGCAACCTCTATATCAAAGTTTACTACATTTATACTACTTGGATTGAATTTAATATCATCAGGAAACTTATCTGTAATAAACTGATGTATGTAATTCCGTGTTCCATATATCTTTACACCATCCATTTCTGAATACTGTTCAAGAAATTCTTTAGCTTCACGCATGTTCTCAAATTGCACAGGAGATATATTACCTCCGTCAAATGATTTTATTTCTGTGGGATCCTTAGATGCTACCCAGAATTTTGGTTTAAATTTATAACGTTGATTTATTGGTGAACCATTAGGGGAATATCCACGATAAAGAATAGAATTACCGTAACGGTTCACAGAAGTGTAGAATGAATTCAAATTAATAACCTCCAGTTGGAATTATTATATCATATTATGAGGTATTTGTAAACTATAAATTTTTGCCATCTATAGTGTGTGTGCCAGAATTAGACCAAGCCCAGCATATACAATTAAATCTATTATAACGACTATACCATGGGCCCACATTACATACGCCCATGGTATTACCGTTTTTTCTAAGAATGTGATACCATTCTATAAATCGTTTATATCGTTGGATTATATTGTTCACCATTATATCCTGGATATATATCATCTTGTACGCCAGAGTTACAGCCTACTACTACTATAAGTAAAAAAATAATAGACCAAAGTAGTATTCTTTTAGACCATAATATAAATTGTTCAAAGGTTTTTTCTGCCTCTTTTTGAGCTGCCGCTCTTACTTCTTCATCAGTCATTATTTATTTTTCCGTAATAAACTCTGTAAATTTCTCTAAGTTGTATGCCATCTAATATTTCTTCCAAAATATAATCAGCTTTATCCATTTTTTTATCTGCAATATTAATAACATCTTCTTTTTTTGAAGATAGTGCAATAATATCACCTTCTTTATTTCTTATTATATGCATATGAGTTATTATTCGTGCTCGCCACCAGGACCTCTGCCACTGTAAAAACCGTATGGTTTACGTTTAGCCATTTCAAATGTAGCCACGGTAATAGCAACAGCTCCTAGCAACAATGAATGTGCTATCATACTATAAAGACCTGCCCACATACTTCCTACAATAATACCGAATACGATACACCACATCCAAGCCAGAACTTGCATAATCATATGGCGTGTATTTAAATCTGGAATATTACTTAATGGATTAAGATTATGATCCATCACCACATTCCAACTACTGTAAATAAAACTAATCATCGTCTTTCCTATCAAAAATGAGAAACAGGGCCGTCAAAGTAAGAGATAGCCCTGCTAGTATTATCCAATC